TATTGTTTCTAATGCATCGCATCCTAAAGGCATGATATAAGTTTTAAGTAAAGGGAGCTTTCACTCCCTTAGATTTATAAATTAGTTAATTAAGATGCAGAGTTGTAGAATACAATCTCATTACCATTAACGTGAGTAAATCCTACTTTCATGTTAGCACGAGTTCTGATTACAGGCTCAGCTACAGTGTCAGCTAAATTGATAGCTCGTAATGCTTTACCATCACCTTCAGCATCAAAAGCATAGATAAAATTACCTCTAGGTGAAGCTACGATAGTAGACTTACTAAGCATTCCAGGGCATAATACCATCTTAATTCCAAGATAAGTAAAGTCTAATGCTTGAGTCAAGTTAGCTTGAGTGTTAGATGCAGCAACAGCAGCACGATAAGCAGTAGCTACAGGAGAAGATACATAGATTCTTAACTCTTCTTGATTAGCAATTACAGCAGGAGGGATAGCAGCATAAACTGTAGCCAATGTAGAAAGTACATTTCCTGCATTAACAGCTGGAGGTGTAGCTCCACCTACTTCAATTACATTAGCAGCATCAGCTACTAGTGACTTCTTATATCCATCACATAAAGCAAGTGCAGGAGTTCCTGATGTAGTATCACCTGACCAACGTAATTTCTCAATGTTCTCAGCGATTGTCTTAGACATCTCATTCCAATAGTAATCCATGAAAGATGCAACAGTGAAATCACCATTAGATCCTTTAGTCATTTGTAATGATACAAAAGACTGCTCTAGGTCAAATTGACAAATCTCTGCCATAGCTGATAATCCACATACATCAATCTCTACAGATGCAAGCTCATCAGTTGAAGCGTTCCATCCGCAATTCTCTGCTTGTAAAACTTGTCCAAAGACCACATTAGAAATCTTAGTCTTAAATTTAACACCTGGTAGTGTACGATAGTTGTCTACTACTTCCTCATTCAAATAAGCTCGGCTATAGAATGCTTCGCTGTTAGCTTGTAATAATGCAGATGCATCAATGTCCAAGTCAAATTTTAATTTTCTACTCATTTTTTTGTTTTTTATTTAGTTATTATTGTTTAAAAATTTACTTACCATACTGAACTTATCATGCTGTGATAATTTAGTAGCTTCTACTTCCACTACTTCCTCACCTTCAGACATCACCTCTTCCATATGATTTCTTAAATCAGCTATCATTGCTATAATAGCATTGATTTGCTCATCAATTACAGGTTGAACTATAGCTAAGATAGCTTCAGCATCAGCAGCAGGATCAATAGCCATCTCTTCTGTGGCAGGTGTCTCCTCTATTACTTCCTCTTCTACTACTGTATCTTCTAGTGCAATCTCTTCTGTCATTGCTTCTTCTTCAACAACAGGTGCATCTTTAATCTCGATAATCTCACCGTCTACTACGACATAGATCTTACCATCAATTAGATGTTCTCCATCAGGTAATTTATTCATACTATATTTATTATTTAATTGATTACTTAGTTTTAAGCCTAAGAATCCCTCAATAGAGAAACCTATCTGCTCATTCTTTACTAGCTCATTATAGTAATCTTTATCAGTTACCTGAGCTGTTACCATTAATGTGCCTTTAGGTACTTCAATACCATAGCTAGAGTAGGCTTTATCTTTCTTAGGATCTTCTACTATCCATGCCTCAAGTACATAAGCAGGTACAGTCTTATCAGTATCATGCTCTAGGTTAAATACATTCCTATTAGATAGGTCTTGCATGAATTTAGAATGAATCTGCTCAATAGTCTCAGCTGTAAATTGTACATAGTACTCCTCATCATTCTCATCATTCCTATATATCTCCATTGGAATCATGGCAGGTGCTACCACTCTATACTTTAGCTCATCTGAAAAAAACAATTTCTTATGTTCATCAAATGCTAGACCTTTGGTAATAATGGCAGGAGTTGAGGTGAAAGCTATTTGCTCAATCCCTAACTCTTCACCATCTGAATACTCAGGATCTATAGTAATTTTATAGATTGGTATATCTTTTGTCATAACTATATTATATTTTTTTTATATTTGTTCAAAAATTAAAACTATGATAGAATTATTCGGCAAAGAAATCCCATCTAAGATGGAGGAGCTAACACTAGAGCAGTTCCAAAAGATATCTGCTATCCATAACAGTGATGAGTATGATACCCTAGAGAAACATTGCAAAGTCTTTGAGTACTTAGGTATAACTGAGGAGGAGATGGATGTAGACTTTGAGCTGTTCTTAGAGAATGTTAAGTTGTTTAATAAAGATAACTATACTAAGAAAGATGCTGTTGAAGAGATAGAAATAGATGGCTATACTTATAGAGCTGAGATGAAGCTATCAGTAAAAGATTCTAGGATTGTTGAAAAGATTGTTAAGAAAGATAATAAAGAATATATCTCTGAAATAATGGCTCTAATGTTCAAACGAACTGACCTATCTAATGCTGAGCATTATGATTCTGCACATCTAAAACACAAAGCTAAACTATTTAGTAAGCTCAAAGCAGATATAGCTATCCCTTACCTTACCTTTGTAACCTACAAAATAACAAACCATGCAGAATCTCAAGTTACCAAAGCATTGGAATCAGATATCAGTGAGTCAGTTCCTGGAGATCAGGAGTCTGAGCAGTGAGGATGGAATGTTTAACTATCAGATTGATGTACTTTCTGCTTTAACTGATAGCAATATCTCTGAATTTGAGGAGCTAGATATAGATGAGCTAAGTGAATTGACTAAGCAGATTAAATGGATACAGTCTGATCCATCTAGGAGGTATAAGAATAAGCTAGATAAGTATGTACTCAAGCCATTTAGTAAGCTATCATTAGGTGAGTTCATAGACCTAGAGTATTACTTCTCTAATAATTACCTAGACCACTTCTGCCATATCTTAGCATTACTCTACAGGAGGACATCTAAGAACGTTTATGGTGATGATATCATTGAGCCTTATGAGTATAGTCCTAGAGATAGATTAGATTGGTATTTAGATTACCCAATTACTGATGTTTATGGATTAATACCTGAGTATATTAAATTTAGGGAAAACTTTACTAATACCTATACTAATTTACTAGTAGATGTAGTGACTGATGATGAGGTGCTAGATGATCCTGATGAGATTAAAGAGCAGAAGAGAGAACAGCAAAAGCAGAAATTTGCTTGGGAGTCCACTATCATGGCTCTATGCAATGATGACCTAAGCAAGTTCAACGATATCCTAGAGATGCCTGTAGTATTAGTCTTTAATATCTTAGGTATGAAAAAAACTTTAGACTAGTAATCTAACTCTCCATAAAACTCTCCGAATAAAGGCTCAAATGAGAATAGTATATCTCCCCCTCTTTCTAGTATGTTATCTATTTCTAAGATAGGATATTTAGTTAAAAGATATTCAGTATATCCTCCCCAAATCTCTGCATAGATTCCATCCTCATCTAATGCTGCATCAAATTGCCTAAGTAGATTATAAGCTCCTATAGTTTGTGTACCATTATTTAGAAATCCAAAATAATAAGCTGCTACAATTTGTATCCTTAAATTAAAGCTATCACTAATCTCTGCATTGATTCGTACTGAATCTACTAGAGTACCTGTGTCTACTAAGAAATTATTTCTAAGTACTCTTCTAAGTACTGTAGCCATCTTTCTACGCATTGGATATTTTATATTGTAAGGCATATAACTATATTATATCAATTAAGAATATTGTTCAGGAATTTGGCAATTAGTCCATGACTTAATCACTACTGAAAGATTCATCTGCCATCCTGCAGCATAATCTAATAGGTCATTGTTCAATGGTATGAATGTAGGCTGTCCATCTATATCAAAGTCATAGTCATCACTGAATGTAAACTCTAGGTATAAATCCTGTAGTATCTGCTGAGTATCTGATAAGATAGTTGTGATGTTAGCTCTATCCATCTGTATGATATCAAAGCAATACAGCTCTAAATTAAAGATAGTGACATTCTCATAGGGAGTAACTCCTGTAGGAACTACATAGACTAATGGATACTTCTCATCTTTAGTAGCAAAGTTCACCATTTGCTCTTTAAAGTCTGAGCCTACTTTCTTTACTTGTAGGTGATTGTCATAGAATGCAATAATCTTATCTACGATGGATTGATAGCTTATCATAATACTGAATTATTTTGTATGTTATTAATATGATTCTGTGATGATGTTATCTCAGTCTCAGATACTATAGCTGTTACTGTTATGTTATTTGTGCTACCTCCTGCATTCACTTGACTACCTGTGTTGGCTTGCCCAAATAGTTGAGGTGCAGCTGCTGGTGCTACTGCTGTAGTGGATGTTAAGCTAGAATCAGGTGAGTCAGTAGTTGAGCCACCTCCACTAAAAGATGCAGCTGTTATTTTACCTATAGCCATTGCAGATGTTATAGCAGCTCCTGCCATTGCAGCCACCATTGCAAAGCCTCCATCAAATTTAGGATATTGTGCTAAGATAGATACTTGAGCTTGAGCAGCATTAATAATAGCAGCAGCTAATTGTGCTTTCTTATTTTGTTCAAATTGTTTCTTAAGTAATACTTCCTCTTCTTTACTGCCTTTCTTTACCTTTTTTAATTGAGCAGTTATATTAGTATCTGCCATAAATGCTATAGCTTCTCCTACACTCTGAGTTAATTTAAAGCCTGCCTCAATGTTTTTCATTTTATCAGCATGAGCTGCATCATCTATAACTTTCTGCTTATCTGCCTCAGTTTTCTTTAATGCTGTAGTATCCTCCTCATATTTTTTCTTAAGATTAAATAAAGCTAGTTCATTATCTGCAAATTTAATTTTATCAGCTTCATACTTATCATACAATTTCTGCTCTTCAGTATCAGTCAATGCAGCAAGTTCAGCATTATAAGCATCTATCTTAGCTATATTAGCTGCATGAGATGATGTCATAGCAGTTGCCTTAGCAGCCTTATCTGCATCATCCTTAACCTTAGCTTCATCTGCATACTTTTTATTAATAGCTTTTGTCTGAATCTCCTGAGCTTCTACTAATGCAGTAATATCATTCTTATGTTTAGTAGCCTCATCTATTTTTTTCTTATAGGCAGCAGCCAAATCATCAAGCTCTACTTGTTGAGCAGTCTTTTTAGAATCAGATACTACCTTAGCAGCTGCAGCAATATCTGCCTCTGAGGCTTTATCTGCTGCTATTCTTTTATCTCTTGCTACCTTAGCCTTATCACTAGCCTCTTTCTCTTTTTTATCAGCATCATCAGACTCTTTTTTATCAGCAGTATTTTTAGCTACAATTTTATCAGAATATCCTTGCTTTATTATTTCATTTTCTTTAGCTACTTGCTTTTTTAAATCTTCTATTTTCTTAAGATCAGCATCATCCCCTAATTTCTTCTGAGCATCTAGTGCATCCTTAGCAGATTGTTTTCTTTTATTAGCCTCTTTTATTTTAGTATTGCTTAACTCCTCCTCTAGCTTAGTAGTATCTTCACCTGCTGCCTTAGCCTCAGCAATCTCTCTACCTAAATCTCCTGTAACTCTAGCAGTTCTTTCCTCAGATGACTTAGTTACTTTCTCATTAGCTGCTAAAGTTTTCTCTGCATTATCTTCAGCAGCGAATGCTGTAAGACCTAACCAATCTGTAAGCTCTTTAAATCCTGCAATCAGCATATTGATAGGCATCATCATTGCTTTGATTACATCATCTAATACTCCAAATGATTTAAGTACTAGAGCTACTACAGCTATAATGGCTACTACTGCTGCTACTATTAAAAATATAGGATTCATTAAGATAGTCATTCCTAACTTTAAGAATGCACCTGACAAAGTCTTAGTCATGTCTACCATGCCTTTCATTGACTTAGTAATATCAGTCTTATTAATGCCACCTAAAGCTGTAGCAAAAGTCTTAGACTTCTCTGCTGCCTCCTCAAAGTCCAATGACATCAATGAGTCTTTAATCCCTCCTAGTCCATTGCTTACCTGTTCAAACTTAGAGCCTGATGCAAATACAGCAACTGCATCATTAGCATCCTTAATCTTATCACTAAGTACACCTGCCTGTTGAGCAAGTGCAGCCATTTGTGCAGGATCAGTAGCACTGGCTATAGATCCTTTTAATTCTCTTAACTCAGCTTTCATCTGAGCTATGCCTTGTATCTTAAGTGGTATTACTACTTCATTCATATACTCTGATTTCTAGGGTGTTGTTAAATAAGTGGGTATCATGATAAGCTGCAGTAGGACTATGTAAGTTGGTAGTATTTATCTCAATAGTATCATTATCTCTTCTTTTTGCCATTACTATACTATTAGGCAATACTTGACTAAGCATTACATAAGTCTTATTTAAAGTAAAAGCTCCTGCTAATGTACCAAAATATATACCTACTGCTCCTCTAGTCCATATTATAGGTCCTATAGTATTCTCTAGCTCTATGACTGTAGGTGCTGAGGTGCTAGTCTGACTAATCAAAGCTATGTACTTCTTATAAGTGGGTAGTATATCACTAATAGTCCTACCATTAAGAGTACTAGTCACTGTTAGATTAGTAGTAGCTATGCCATCATTCTCTAAGCTTAGACCATTGCCTACTATTAAAGCATTAAGTCTATCTCCTATCACATTACCTGAGCCTAAGATAATAGAGTTATGATTGTCAGTAGTTACATTGGTCTTAGTATTATACCCTTGCATTATACTTACAATCTGCTCGCCATTACCTGGTCCTTTCTTTATTGCCATCTCTATCCGAAGTTAGGTAAATCTATTTCAGTTTCTAAGCTAATCAATTCTACTTTAGTAGGCACTAAATCATTAGCATTGTAATCTATAATCTTATTAATACTCCACCATGAATTGTCAATCCTTATCTTATCATTCAGCTCCATTAGTTGGATGTCTACCTCATTGAGTAGAAAGTATGCAGTCAATAGCTTACCGCCATTTATTTGTGCTACTGTTCTCCTCCAATAACTATTGTAAAGATTGTTGTTAGTGTTTTGATTTACTTGATAGTAATAGTATTGACATTCTGCAAAGTTAATATCTGAGAGAGGATTAAATGGATCTCCTCTAAAATGTGAGAGGTAGGGATAAGCTCCACCTGTAGATGTTTGTGTATCATACCCTGAATTAATTATAACCTCCTGAGCAACCTTCTGCCTATTATCATATAATATTCTGATGTTAGTCTTAGGTGCTGCACCATTTAGTAATGGTAAAAATGCACCGAATATTGTAGGCTGTACAGGTGTAGGTGAGAAGATAAGCTCTTTAACATCTATACCTTTCACATACTCATTATCAAAGGTTACCTCCACTTGTCCATATATCTCATTAGTAACACCTGTATAGACTGTGTTAGGTGAGTCAGTATCTGCCTTATATGTTAGTCTTAGTTTCTTATTGTTAAGCTCAGGGATAAAAATCATAGATTGCTCCTTATCTTTCATCAGCTTGTTAGTCCAATCTACAGCCTTACCTGAATCATAGTACTCATC